GATTTTGGTGTTGTGAAAAATATTCAATTCGCCACTCTAGGCGGGTTCTGGATGAATAATCTGTACCCTCACCGTTGTAATCAGGCGCGTCTTGCCCTTGAAAGTCGATTTTAAAAACATAATCCAAGTCAAGCTTATCCATTGATAAAACCTTGAGTTCGATTATCTCTCTAATGTCGAGCATTTGATCGTCAACATCGTTTTCATTCGCTCTCACGTATATATCTGTGAAAACGGTTAATTCGTGCTGATAAAGCTCTTTTGTAAATTCTTGTTTGGTGTCTGGCCCCATGGTCACGCTGATCATGGGAAAGGTTTGCTCCGTGTTAATGTTTGTTTTAACAACATCAAGAATGACTGAGCCCTTTAGCGTTGAAATTTGCTCATAAAAAGCGTTTAAAATAGCCTTAGCTTTATGCATTTTTAAGCTCTACTGTGTAGAATTGATCAAGCGTATTTTCTCTTGGCAACTTACCAACTTTAAACGCTTTGGCTTCAACAATTACACTATCACCTGTATTGATAATGCAGCGTAATTTGTAATCAAAACTGGCCACAAGCTCACGCCTAAGGCCAGTTTCATCTTCATATTCATCGTCTGCAATGATCGCCATGTATTCAATCCCGTTAACAAAAACAGGCTTACCCAAACGAGCTAATGCCCGTTGAGCAAGACGATCACGGCAGGCGTGAATATTAGCCATAGTTAAACGACTTGACCTGTGAACCACACGTCAGCATTGCCATCACTATCTTTAGCAGATACGAAAGCGCCAACTTTGACAGCGGCAGTCGATACAGTGGTGATAGCACCAGTAGCAGTAGTTAAGTAAGCAACTGCGCCCTCTGTTGGAGTGGCTGCGGTAGGCACTTTAAAAACACCGCAAGTTAAGCCAACAAATGGATCGCCAGCAGCGGCATCATCTACAGCGACAACTGGAACAACACCAACTTGAAGTGTTTGGCCTGAAACAACACCGCCAGCGGGTGCGGTTAAAGTGATGGCATTGCCATCTTGTACATAATTTTTCATTATCTTAATTCCTCAGTTAAGGGCAGCTATTAAGCTGCGCCTGTTGCTTTATGTAGAGTGCGGAAGTCCAAAGGAGACACACCAGCATCTAAGCGAACTTTGAAGCTTGTGCCGTCAACGTTCCAGCCTTCCATTTGGTCAAGGAAAGGTGTTGAGTTGCCGTCAAGGTAAGAAACCTCAATAGTGTCGTAACGGTTGCCAGCAGCTAAGTACCAGTTGGCGGCACTTGTGTCATCAAGACGGGCTTCAGTGATTACTGTGGCCATGCCTGCAACTGGGTTCGATTCGCCATTAGTTCCACCTGGTAATACAGTGTCAGCCATTAGCTTGCTAGCCGTGGTTTCAAGCGCAGCAGGAACAATCAAATATTCAGGGCGAATATTTAAAGCCTTGCCAGTGCTAAGCTTTTGCTTACGCATTGCTACACGAGCAGCATCCAAACTAGTCACAGATAGAGCGCTGCTAGTGGTTGAAAGGTTGCTGTGTGTGGCATGGAATAATGCCACTGAATCCGACATTGTAGGGTTGCCGGTTAATGTTGCATAAACCAGATCACCAACCGTGCGTATTGCTGCGTCACCCATCAAGCGTGGGATGCGTAAAAATGCACCTACATCATCATTGATGATGGTTTGACGGTTAATGCTGAACATTTCGCCATAGGTTGCCAAAACAACTTGCTCGCCACGCTCACCGATTGTGATGTATTTGTATTCAGCACCGGGTTGAACTTTGCGTAATGAAGGGAAGTCATTTAAACCAACACGGCTGGAGATTTTAAAGTCGGATAACGTACCGGCTTTAGTCCATTGTTGAAAAGTTTCTTCTGCTTCTTCGTAGCCCATTAACATGGCTTTGTTAGCAACGTTTGCTAATACAGTGCCAAAGTCAGAGCTTGAGTGAGTGAAAGCAGCGCCAACTAATTGCATGCGGTCACCATAAGAAGCAACGCCAACACCGCGATTAGTCAAGGAGGCGCGAGCCATATCAACCAAAGACATAGTGCGGAAAGGGTTATCATTTGATAGCTCGTTCGCTTCTAGCTTAAGGCCACCGCGAGCTTTAACCGCTGCAACCATTGATTCTTTAACGATTGCGCCATTACCAGCATGTGACAAATTGGCATTAAAGCCGCCTTGCTGTGGTTGTGTATTTTCACCCAATTTAGCAAGCAAAGTTTCACGGGCTTTTTCAACTGTACAATCCATATCTTCAATACAAGTAGCAAGAAGATTTGAATGTTGAGCAGAGAAAGCGCCAAACGCGGTTTTAATACCGGTTTTACGGGCTGATTCTTTAGCTTTAAAGTCATCAATTGCGGCTTGCGCTGCTGCCTTAACATCAACAACAGGCGTTTCTAAATTTACGGCTTTAGGTGCCGGTGTTTCTAGGTTAGGCATGATGCCTCCTTTTGGTTTATCGCCAGCACCTGCCAGCGGTTTGAAGAAAGATTGTTTTTTGTTTTGAAAATTTTCGAGCTTGGAAAGGTCGAAAGATGCGGCCAGTTTTACTTCTGCACTTACTTGAGTTGCAAAGCCCATTTCAACGGCTTCTGATCCAGTCATCCAAGTTTCAGCGTCCATGAGTTGCCCGATCTCGTCTGCATCTTTGCCGGTCTTGGCTGAGTAAGCACTGATCAAGGCTGACTTCATCTTGTCGAGTATTTCAGCGGTCTTGCGTAGTTCGTCAGCGTCACCCATTGCCCCGCCCCAAGGGTTGTGGATCATCATTAAGGCGTTTTCTGGCATAGTGATAGTGTCACCAGCCATGGCAATGACTGAGGCCATAGAAGCGGCTAAGCCGTCAATTATTACGTTAACCGTTGAACTGTGATTTTTAAGAAGGTTGTAAATTGCTATACCGTCAGTGACAGAGCCACCCGGCGAATTGATGTGTAAATCAATCGAGCCATTCGGTTTAACTTCTTTCAAGTCACGGGCAAAATCTTTTGCAGTCACGCCCCAATAGCCAATTTCATCAAACACATAGATTTCAGTCGCGCCATTGGCTAGCGCTTTCATCTCGTACCATTTATTCGGCATTATCTGCCCCTTGCTCTGGTTGTTCGGCTGGTGCCGCTTGTTGTAATTCGTGACGGGCATCTGAACTAAATATCAGATCGTTTTCTTTGTTGAATTCGATTTCTTGCAAGCGCTGGCGCTTTAATTCTTGCGGGTTTTTTCCGCGACTCCTGATCACTTCAGCTTCAGTTGAAACACCCATTTGAATGTTGCGCTCGTTGGCTTTTGACTCTTTGTCTGGGTCAATCCACGGCATAACAGGGCAGATATAGATCGCGTTTAAGATAGTGTCGGTATCAACATCAAACGGCACATCAATAGCGCCGGACGCAATGCCTAAACTAATAGCTCTGCGGTAAAATTTGCGGCTCCACTGTGCAATAAATGTATTTTGTAATGACTCGTAACCAGCATATCCCTCGACCATTTCTTGACGTTGGCTTGAGTAAGAGCCGTCATACTGCCCTGATATACTGGAAAACGTGCTACGGGTACCGGATGCAACCGCCCTAAGCATTGAATCTCGGAAAGGCTGAAGCAATGCGCTTGGTCTGTTGCTTTGAATTGTGCCGATTTCTTCCCCCGGCATTAGGTTGTCAAAGAACATACCCGGTGCCATGGAGAAAAGACGATCTCCATCAGCTTCTTTTGCACCAAAATCAGTAGGCGCTTTTTTAATGTATGCGGCTAATACTGCTGATATACGAGCCGCCACCCTTTCTGATTCTTCATAATCTTTTAAATCTTCAAGGCGAGTAATAACAGAATGTAAAATCGACATACCACGCGCTTGACGTAAGCGGTTTGTTAACTTTAGATGCAGTACTCTGTCAGCCGGTGTTCTGAATGTTTTCGAGCTATAACCCAAAGTATCGCCGGGATGATTTTGTAAAAAGTGATACGCTGACGGCTGACCCCATGCGTTACGTTCTACGCCCTGAACAATATTGCTGTTGTCGTTACGAGTGAACGGCAAAAAATCCGCTTCTAGCAATTCAACGCTGAACGGTATTTGAGTGTTGTGTTTAAAGTTAGCAACGTTTCCTTCAACAAATTTACCGAAGCATTCACCATCACGCAGCCATGAACGACAAATAAGGTTTTCCATTTGTCCGCGCGTAAGTTCGCCGGTTGTCTCCGGTGCCATAGATAACTTTTCAAAATACTTACTAAGTTGTTTTGCAAATTCTTCGTGCTTTTCACCGGTAACCGAAAACGGCATTGGTTCAATCTGAATGCCTTTAGGTCCAACAACTTTTTGGCAAAGCTTGTCCAGCAAGCCAACTACTAGATCATGATTTTCATCTAAGTAACGAGCTTGACCACGAATCGATTCAGCAGAACCATAAACAGCAGTATCACCGCTGCGGTTATCCACTTTCATCTTGCGGTTTCTGCCGGGCTTAGCTGCGTCATAACCCATCATTTGCTGGGCAATAATCTTATTCTTAACACGTTTAGCACCCCAAGCAGGCGCAACAGATAAGATTGTTTTATCAAGCCAATTCATTAGCAAAAGCTCGATAGGGAATAGGACTTGCCGCCGTTTGATTTACTTGCGATTCTTCGTTCCCAATACTCACGGCCAGCGCGAATTTTGTCTAAATCTTCAAGGCTCATAGTCTCGCCACGGAAAGTAATATTCTTTCCTGCGAGCACGTCCTTTTCTGCCTGAATATATAAATCAAGCATTTCTGTTTCTAAACTCATAGCCAACTGCCGCCCGTGTTTACCCAACTACCCGAAGGTTGTTGAGGTTTTTTTGGTTTATCTGGTGTGTTTTTTGAGAATTGTCTTTGCTCAAACTCGCGCTTTAGCTGTTTGAAGTCAGGGTTTAATATTCTTAAGCATGCGTAGTTGTAACCGCTTAAATCAAAGGCTTCGTTTCTTGGTCTGGTTTTATTCCACACCTCTTTACGAATGCCTTTAACGTACTTGGTCACTAGCTCTTCAGCCGTGTACTGATCGAACCATTCCCGATCAAATTCTTCGCTGATCGGGAAATGAACATAACCATAACCAGTTTCAAGAATTCTTGAACGCTGCATAATGGTTGCTTTAATTTTGTGAACACCTAAGGAGAAAAGATTTACTTTTCCTAGGTTGCTCTTAGTTGGCCGGTTAACGATTGGCGCATCTTGCGAACTGCTACCTTTGATAGCAAAAACGCCGTAACCACGGCGCTTAACATAGTCATAAACCGCTTGTGTGTAATGCCCACCGGTATCAATTGTGGTACCGGCAATATCAAGCATTAAGCCTGTTTCGTGCTTGAACTTTCTATCAAGCGCAGCATCAAGACGTTTCCATATTTCAGGTTTGTTTAAGTCACCCCTTAAAACATCAAAGGCAACTTTCCAGTTTTCCTCACCCTCGCCCCACGCTTCATACTGAATTTCTAAACGGTCGTCTTGAACGTCTACCGCTGCTGTTACTACATAAGCACCGCTTGGCACTTCAGCACTGTAATGTTCGCGTCTTGCATAGAGTGAATCTGGATCTTGTTTCTCACCTTCAAGCGCCCATGTTTCAGCAAGTGAAACGTTGGTGAAGGTTTGCAAATCGCCTGAAGCTTTCTTTTCCAAAAAGCTGATAACAATATCTTTAAGCTTTCTGAACGTTGAAGCTAATTCTGGCAAGTGATAACTGGCGTGGCCCCTAAAAGGCTTTTCAGCTATCCATCGACCCAACCTTATTGCCTTATGCCTTGCACCATCATTCCATAGTGCTGCACAGTGTTCGCAGCAATACATAGCAGTTTCAGGTAAATGCTCACCATCATCAGCTTTTTGCCAAGTGACCTGTGACCATTTTAAAAACTGACTCTCGCCGCAATCAGGACAATCAATAAACCATCGACGCTGATCGCCAGCCTCAAAAGCGTTTTCAATATTTGAATTGCCTTTGATTGTTGGTGTTGATGATTCAAACAAGAGGCGCTGATCGCCAAATGTTGCGGCACGCTGCCAAAGCAAATCAACTGAGTAACCTTCAGCGGTTTTGGTATAACCGTCTATTTCATCGGGGAATATCTTAGGTGCCGACCTTCCTCGCTGCGTAGATGGCGAACCTGCCCAAGCGAACATTAAAAACCCGCCAGGGTAAGACTTCATGTTCTGGTTATTTACACCTTCACGCGCCCTAGCCTTTGCTACCTTATCCTCAAGGCTTGGCGTGCTAGTTATCATCGGTTCAAACTTTGCGTTTAACCATACGCTCATATCTGTTTGCGTTGGCTGCATAACCATCTGGCTTGATGGCTCTTGATCGATAAAGAATCCAATACTCATTAACTGAGTTTGTGACTTGCCGGTTTGAGCGCCCCACATCAAAGAGATTCGATAGCAATCAGGGTGAACCGTCATATTTAACGGCTCTACTTGGTAAGGTGCATTTGCAAACCTAACCGGCCCCGGTATCGCGTTACCCGATGGAATGCGGCACTTTTCCTCAGCCCATTCACTTGGTAATCTTTTAGGTGGTGGCTTTAGGTATTTGAACGCGCCTTTAATCGCTTGATGTATGCCATCTTTATTGGATAAATCAATCGTCATCATCGGCGCTATACTCAGACAGCACAGTCAGAGACTGATCAACCTCGTCGAGTAATACGGCTTTTATTTCCGTCTCGTTATCCAGTCCAACCAATTGACCAGCCACCCTTGACGGAAGCAATCTTATCCTTGCCTTAAATTCAAGAACGGCATCACGCCAAGCTGTTTCCATTTCATGTAGTGGCGCAACTTCACCACGTTTTTGTGCTGCTTCAATTTCAACGATAGTTGTTTCCGCGGCTAACTTTCTTCGCTTTAATTCTTCTTCACCAACTGAACTCAAATCGCCAATTGTGTTTTTAATCGCTTGGTCTTTTTCCCAACCAATAACGTCAGCAGTATCGAACACCCATTCTTTACCGCGCTGACCTTTTTGAAGGAAAGGCATGCCAC